TATTGACTGATCATATTCATCTTCTGCATTTTCTTTGTTCTGTAGTGCAGTTGCTGTGTTTGTTACGGCAGTATTATAGTTGTTAGTTTTAGTTGTCAAGGTTTGGTTGTATGTGTTCAGTGTTAAAACTGCTTGATTATAAATACTTAGTTTATCATTGTATACTGCCTGTGCTGATTGTTGTGTTACTAATGCAGAATTATATGCATTAATTTGTTCTTGGGTTGCCTGAGTTCCATGAGAGAATGTATTAAGATTACAACTAAATCCTACCCCCCATCCACCAGTATAATCACAGCCTGCTCCAGTCCAGCCTCCAGGAATTGCCCACCCAAGATGATAGGATCCTGGGCCTCCACCGTTATACCACCATATTTCTACATCTAAAGTCTTGTCTTGGCTTACATCATATACTGGAGAATAGGGACTCCATGTTGTTCCTTGTTCTACCCAGTTATTAACAGCAAGGTTTCCGTTAACATACATTCTAAATCCATCATCTGTGTATCCTGCAAAATATGTAGAGGTCCAGTATGAAGGAACCGTAATTACTCCAGTAAACTTAACAATAATATTTTCATAGTATCCGCAAACTGGAAGATTCATTGAACTTGAATTCCATGTGCCAGTACATATAACAGATCCAGGTATCGCTACGCTACCATTTCTTAATAGATGATAAACAGTATATTCAAGTCCTACTCCGCCTTGTATAGATGTTTGTGCTGTAGATAGATTTATATTTGCTATATCAAGGGCATCTTGAGCGTTATTCTTATTAGTTAGGGCTGTAGCCACTGTAACGGTTTGTCCATCTACTACTGATTGGGCTAAGGTTTTTTCTTCAAGTGCCGTGGCTTCTGCAGAGACAGCACTGGTATGTGCAGCAAAAGCATCGTCCCTATCCTGTTTAGCATCAACGGCAGAGTCATATTTATTTTCTGCTATATCAATAAGACTGTTAAACTGATCTTTGTACCCCAGGTCATCTACGCTATCTTTAAGGTCTTGTATTTCTTGAGCAGCAACTGATATGGGGTCGTTAGGATTGGCCTCTGTAGGGGCTATTAGAAGCCATCCAAAGGCCAATAAAGTGGCTGTCACTATTCTTGTTAAGCGTTTTATTTGCCTTTCCCCCTTGCAGACATGATGTCTGTTAGGATGATTATACCATTTTATTGCACAAAAAAGGGGCTATCGCAATTGATAACCCCTTTAGTGTTGGACTAATTACTTAACTAAAGTAACCTTAGCCTTTGGATTCTTCTTGTTCCACTTTGTAGCAAGTGCATTGAATGACTTCTTCAAAGAAGCAAGTGCAGCAGCGTTATCTGCTGTTAACTTAGCAATCTGTGCATCCTTAGCAGCAAGAGCAGCATCTGATGCTACCTTTGCATCAGCAAGTGCTTTAGCAAGAGCGGTTGCAGAAGCAGCCTTCTCTGCTGCAAGAGCAGCATCTGAAGCAGACTTAGCAGCAACTGCATCTGCAGCAGCCTTTAGAACTGCAGCATCAGCCACAGCCTTAGCAGCAAGTGCTGCATCTTTTGCAGCCTTTTCAGCAGCAAGTTCTGATACTAGATCACGAACTGCGATTTCTGCAAATGGTGCTAGTGCACGAGCAGGCAAACCAACTACATCAGCAGTTGTTGCATCTGCAGCGGTAGTTGGAGCAAATGTGATTAGTGATCGTGTTCCAGTTGCTGGAAGTGTTGCAACAAACTTTGCAACTCCAAAGTCTGAAAGTGTAGCACCAGTTGTTGCTGTTGCTGTGTCTAGTGTTGCTGTAGCAGCAAAGACTGTTGCAGTAATTGACTTACCTGATACCTTGTTACCAAATGTATCTGTTGCAGTTACTGTAATGTCCTGCTTTGTACCAGCAGCACCTGAAGCAGGGGCAGATACTGTAAGAGTATTAATCTTACCAGCAGTTCCCTGTACATAGTATGTAAGGGTTGTTCCCTGGTTGTTGATTACAACTGTGCCGATTGCGGTTGTCTTTGTATAGACATAAAATGTTGCGGTTGTTCCTGTACCAGTTGCAATTGTCAAAGATGAAGATCCTGATGTTGCTCCTACTGGTGCAGCGGTTGTGTGTAATGCAGACACGATTGTTGCGTTTGTTGCTGTAACAGAAACTGATGTTCCTGTGTCAACTATCCAATGATACAGCGACTGTCATTACAGCAGCACTTGCAGGTGTTGCTACGATTGTGCCCAGAGTCATGGCTGCAACCATGGCTAGTGCTATTTTCTTGAATGAATTCATTCGGTATTTCTCCTTGTTTATAGTAGATTAAATCTATCCAGATAATCTTTTACATCATCTGGCATAGGTTTAAAGTGTATCACATTCTGACCTTCTGTGTCAAATGTCTTTGGCCTATCCTTAAATGTATGTACCTCAACTTCAAGGTTACTGGCCTTTGGGGTATGTGATATTGCCCCAAATATTGCTCCACACACAGCATCAGCCAAGTCCTTTGACTTTTTGCGTGGGTGGTCAACTCTATCATTTCTCATAATCTTTAATTGGGTTAGTTCATCAAATAATAAATCAATTGCAGGCATAGCAAGCCTTTCCTCATAAACCAACATTGCCATATCTTCGTAGTGTTTTTTAGCAACAGAAACAGTATCAGTTTTCATTCCAACCTGCTTGAGTTCATTCTGAATGTCAAATGACTGCCAACGGTCAAAAGAAACCATGCCAATATCAAAGCCAATCCTTCTAAGGTTTTGAATCCATTGCTTAACCTCAGACAGATTAACTGGGCCTTCTATCTTTGGCTCCCACCATGCCACTGCATCTACTACTACAATTGGTGCTACTTGTTCGTAGTTATTAATGACTTGTATATTTACCCATTTTTCTACATGGGCAATTGCAACTGCACACTTATCGTGCTTCTGTGCAAGGTCAGCATGTACATAATATTTCTTAGTTGGATCTGGTTTGAATGCTTCGTCAAACCTTTTAAAGTTATCTATTGGGTTTCTTAATGTCATACAGGCTCTTACTTTTTCTGCCTGCTTAAAGAATGCATCTGAGGCAAAAGTTGGTACGCATGCAAATCGCATCATAGCATCACCAAGGTCTGTCATAAATGCAATCATAAAGTCATCAATTTTTCGTGTAGGGTTTACTTCCCATGTAGGTCTCTTTAGTGCAAATACTCCTGGATATTTGTATGAAATTATATGATCTTCATCCCACGAAATTTGAAACTTGTTGTCTGGATCTGTGTCTGGAAGCAGGGGATTGATTATGAACTCGTGTGTTTTTTCCACCGATTCTTTTTCAGCAATCACTGCGTCATACTTTTCTGAAATAAAGTCTCCTGGAAATCTTGGAAATGAAAGCAAAACGACCTTACCAAGGTCTGGGAAACGAGAGTCTACTGATCCACGGAAAGCCTTGTAGATGTTATCAGCAGTCTTTCCTTGTTCGTTACCTGTTCCAACCTCAGATGCAAAACCAGAAATCTCATCAAGCACTGCAAGTAGCAAGTTCAAACCTTCATGTGATTCTCTTTCTGAGTGACCAGAGTAAACAGTAATTGATTTATCAAACTCAACTGAGTCTGCCTTAGCATTATACTTTCCAGCAAACCAAGGGGACTTTTCAATCTTAGACTTAAAACCTTTAAAGAAAACATTCTTTGCTTGTTGTGCGTTAATAGCAACATTGATAAGGTCGATAGCATCTCCAGAGGGCTTACCAAAATACTTTGCAGGGTCTTTTAGGCATAATAGTTTATATACTATATATGAACATGCTACGGTTGATGTAAAATCTTTTCCAGATCCCTTGCCAAGTTGCAGGATAATCTCATTCTTTGTGTATTTTTCAAAGTACCTTATGCCTTCTTCTTCCCCCATTATGTCTATCAAATCTTCTTTACGATAAATCTGACTCATAGCCTCAACAATGTCATACTGAATATCAGACAATGGTGGCTGACCAAGGTAGTCTGGTGACTCAACAAATGTCTTTGCGTCTACTGGAGTTTCTTCAAAGTGATTGCTTTTAAGAACTTCTAAAAAATCATCAAAGTCTGCCATTACTGCTCGCTAATTGATTCAGATACAATCGTTACTACTTCGTTTTGCTTTGCAATAGTAGATAGCCTTTGCATAATAATGTCTCTTACTTCGGGATGTTCTGACGCTATGTCTCTAAGAATTCCCACAAGAACTTCTTGCCTTCTTTCAATCTCAATCATTTCCTCTGCAAGTTCTTTGTTCTCAAGCAAGCCAGCCTTCTGTAGCATATCAATGCGCTTAGACTCAATATCCATTACAAGTTTAATTGCAGCAGTCTTTGCGCTAAGGTTATTAGTCATTGATGCCTCATCGATAACTTCGTATGTGCGAGAAACAAGTTTGCTATAGTGTGTGTCTGCAGCAGCAAGGGCTTCTTTAGCACGAGCACGAATAGCATCGTTGGCAGATGCCATAACTTTCCACTCATTAATAAGTGTTACTACTTTAGTCCTTGGGATGTCTAGTTGTTTAGAAATTACCGTAGGGTCATTTCCTTTTAGGTATTCTTCTACTACCTGATTAACTTGATCAAGATGCTTAACTAAATCATCTTCAGTTGACATTATTTAGTTCCCTTGCAATTTTTAAAAGTATTAAATATCCTATAAGGTCATCTATATCATTGTCCCCAATATAAGATCCACCCCTAGTTATTCTAGAAAGTTTGTCATCAATTCGAACATGTAGTTGCTCTACTCTATCTGATGTAGCAAAAACTCTAACAGGATTGAGAGCAGAATCTCCATAAGATTTATTTTTTGCAATCAGCATCTCTTTAATCTCATCACAAACCTGAGCAATAGTAAACTGTGTTTCAGAACTCATCTTCATCCTCCTCGTCACCTAAATCAAAAATGTCTGGAAAATTTTTAAAAGAATTAATAACATAGGCTATGCCTACTGAACTAGCCACAATAATGGCTAAAATAATCTTTTTTGTTTTACTCATCGTTTAGACTTCCTTAATCCAAATTTTGCAAGATACACATAAATAGTTTCCACGCTTACCCCACACTCCTTTGCAATCTCTTCTGGAGTCTTTTTGTCCATAAGATAACGCTTACGCATAAAGACTTCTGATGTATATAGTTTAGCAGCCATGATGTTATTTGTCAACTCCTATTGCCTTACCCCAGTTTTTTAATGCCCAGTGCCCAATACCACATGCATCTGCTACATCGTTATCTGTAATAGTTCTATCATATATAGTATTTATAAATTTAATTGTTCTTTCTTTACGAAGATTTCTTTCATAGGTTTTATACCAAGATTCTGACTTTCCTGGGTTTTGAGAACGAATATATAGTTGCTCATCCTTTGATATTTTTTTGTTTCCTATATAATTTTGCCAGGTAATTGGAGAAACTCTGCCAATAGTTTGTGTTCCAGATTGCCCTGCTGATCCAAGTATTGCTCCTTGAACTAATGCAAGGTCTGCTGCAGTTTTAGGGCTATTCATAAATACAGTGTGCTCAATTACGATTGCTTCAAACCCACCATAAATATCAAAAAATGACTTTACTTTTTTGCCTGCATCCATAACTTTTTCATAAGTATTGTTTCCACTAAAATTAATTTTTCCAACAGTATTAAGATCATCTTTAATAAATAATGCAAAAGCAAGACTGTTAGTACTAGCGTCAATAGCGCAAATAGTTTGTGGTTTAACTGGTTGATTTATAACCGAAAGTTTCACTATTTTGTTCTCCTTTTGATTTCTTTTAACGCTTTGATCACTTCTAGGGGATTTACTAAGCAAGAATTGCAAAGGGGGTCATCATTATATATTGACAACTCTTCTTTGCAATTCTTACAAAGCCTTGTTTTTCCAATACGTTTTTGTCTTCTTGCTATTAAATATCGTGCAGCAATCTTTTCTTTAGTTGCAGATTCTCTACATTCTAACGAACAGTATATCTGATAAGATATTTTTGTTTCAAATTGGTTATCACACCAACTACAATTCTTCATTTTCTAGCAACTCCAGAGGTTTAATTTTAATTACCCCTGTCTCTGCTTCGGCACATGCTTTTTGAATAGGGCACACTTTACAAATTTTTGAATTTGCTCTATATGTTTTTTGTGGCAATGTTTGATCTTCCCACGCCTTTCTTACTTCCCTCATCCAATCAAATGCCTGGTCTACCCACCGACGGTAATGATCGTTTACTTCTACAGGAATAACGAGCAACTCGTGATTATTTTTATTCTCATAAATAAGTGCCCCTTTATCCTTTTTCATTATCTTCATATACATAATTAACTGCATAAGGTGAGCAATTTTGCCCTTCCTTTTTGCCTTGCGATACTCAAACCCCTCAACTGGAGCGGTCTTTATTTCGCCAAGAATAGTATTACCCTTATAGTTAAGCATAACATCACCATATCCAGAGATTGGTGGATCGTCGCTTTTAATTCTAAACTCTAGTCCTGGATGAATTTGCTTTTTATATTTACTTGGCTCGGAATCGAACTCCATGTCTTCTGCAAGAAGACCAGACTTAAGCACTGCATCCTGGATTCTGTCGTGAGCAAGTGTTCCTTGAGTTCTATTTGCAACACCAAATGCATCTGCATTATCATAAAATACTGCACCATCAAATGCTAAGTACCAGAATCTTGCACATTCTCCTGCTCCGTATGTTAGTGTTGATGGAGCAAATGTATATTTCTTGGTAAACTTTGGCTTAAGGTCTATCGTGTAGCCTTTTTCCATTTCTTCAGCCAAGCCCTCAGCCCAAGTTGGCTCTGGTGGTAAATCATCTTTTTTGATCATAACGCTTTGTAGTAAATTTTTTGTCATTATTCTTATTCTCTTTTCTGTTGATATAAGTATAGCAGATATTAGCGGGTAATGTATTTAAGTGCAGAGACTAGGTTATTAATAGATTCCGCTGCGGTGTAATATAAATTTTTCTTTCCACGATCTGATTTATCAACATTTGCCATCCATGTTGCTTTAAAAGCCATCTTTGCAGCAATTGCCTGAAGTCTTACGATTTCAACAGTTGCAACATTTAAAGGAATATCTGGCTTAAGTATTACCTTGGCAATAAATGCAAGAGCAGTAGTAAGTTCTTCATCTTCCATGTAGTCTGCAATTTCGGCCAAACCGTTTACCATCTCTAGCGTTGTATTATTTTCCATCATTATTCCTTTTCGGTTGTAAGTTCTTCTCTTGATATGTTAACAATCTTTAGCCAATCAATCTCTCTTTGCTTCATGTCCTCTTTATGCTCTTCTGAAATAAGTCCAGCCTCTTTATCTTTTAAAGAAAAGTGACAAAATATCATATCCATAAAACCATCTTTTGGAAATTTAATATCTTCTCTCCAGTGTATTTGGTCAGTGCCGTAAAAAACAACAGCCTGATTGTCCTTTAGTGTATAAGTTTTTCCCTCAACAACTATTCCCCAACTCATATTGCTTTTAACCTGTACATCCAAAGTTAGTTTGTGATCTTCAAAAGCATCATCATAATGTGGTGGAAGTTTTTGAACATATCCGTTTTTATCTGAATATCTTGCAAATTGATACGCATTAAGTTCCCATTTATCTCCAAATATGTCTTGGACAGTTTTCTCTAATTTTTCTCTAATTGGCTCTGTGAGACTTACAAGATAAGCCCTGTGACCAATTCGTGTTTGAACTTTTGTATTGTCCATTGGGGTTGAGTCAATTATTTCATATATGATTTTATGCTCTTCTGGAGTTAGAACATCGTCAATTACAATATTTTTTAATTCTATCATATTCCTATTATACACCCTCCACTAGTTGTTCAAGGATTCCCATTTCAATAATAGCAAGTCTTACTTTTGAGTTTCCCTCTCCAAGTATGACAACTATGGCTGGATCTTTACCGTTTTTCATTGCATCGGTAGTTGCTTTGGCCCAGACTTCTTTGTTTAGTGTAAAAGATTTTCCTACTTCTTTAAAGTCAACAACAAATTCATTCCAAGAGGCATCTCCCTTTTGAGTATTGCGACCAGAGTTTTTGTGTTGTTTAGCACCAATTCTCTTTGACTCACTCTTCTCCGTCATCAAAATCCTTCTTTTTTCTTCGTCCAAGATAGACCGTTGTTAAATGTTTTTCTTTACACATCCAAGTTAATGTTTTTGTTTCTGCGTAAAGTCTTAATGTTGGAACTATAGTCTTGCATGTGTGGCAAACCCACTGACCTTGATACACAGTATAACTAGCCATTTAGTTTTGACTTAATTGATTCTTGCAAGTCAAGATCCTCTCTTACTCGATTGACAAATGCTTCCTTACCTTGGACTTTTGTACCGTCAGGCAGTATGTACCAAGCACCTGTTCTCTCTACAATGCCATTTAACTCTGCAGTAGTAACCAAGTCGCCAATGGCATCAAGACCAATATTGTCACCTCTAAAATAAAAATCATACTCGCCAGATTGGAACCCTGGAGAGGTTTTGGAGAACTGTAATTCCCACTTAATAACTCTTCCAATCTTTTCTTCAATTAACTTATCTCCTACCTTAATTTTTCCTTTAATCGCTTGATTGTCTGATTCGGAACTAAATAACTTAATAATGCAAGAAGAATAAAACTTAGTAGCCTGACCACCAGAAGGCTGCTGGCTAGTATACATAGCATTAATATTATTGCGAGACTGGCTAATGAGAACAAGAAGAGTAGGCTTAACTTTGTTGTTAGCATAATTAAGCATTTTCCATGCGTTACTAAAGTCACGAGATTCGGCTCCAATCTGTTTGGTGTTTTCTAATGCTTTCATTTCATCTGTATCTTTTTCAAAATAGATTGCTGGAAGCATTGATGTAATAGAGTCTACCACGATTAGGTCAACGCCAGCATTCATTAGTCCAACGCCTACATCAACCATATCACTAATAGTCCTTGCTTGTGAGTAGATTAGTTTTGTTGGATCTACCCCAAGAGTTCTAGCCCAATCTTCTGAGTATGACATTTCTGAATCAATCCAAGCACAGAGTTTGCCCTCTGCTTGTGCTAGAGCAATCATTTGAAGGCACATAGAAGACTTTGCAGACGACTTAGATCCCCAGATAAGAACTTGTCTACCATAAGGAAGGCCTCCCCCTAGGGCACGGTTTAAACCAAAACTAGGAGTAGGTTGATACTCATAATTAACTCCAACACCACTTCCAAGTTTTTTTCTTAACTTAGGGTCTAGTTGTGCCAACGCTTCTTCTATACTAACCGACATGTACATCCTCCAATGTTACTGTTCCGTCTTTTGTCTTTCCAAAATCAAACTTGTAAGATTTTCCTTCTTCAATATTCATATATGCTTTTGCAAATGATGTAGGGAATACTGTAATAGAGTGTAGATCTCTCCTTGTATCTGCAAGAGTAAGGGATGCCATCTTCTTACCAGCCTTAGTAACTCTTGGCTTAAAGGAAACTACAAACATTTCGTCATCTTTAAATGGTAATTGCTTGTATCCTAAAAACTTAACAAGAGCATGCGATGATTCTTTTATTTCTTCAGAAGGTATGAAAGATACAATTCGATTATCATTACAAAGAACCAAGTAAGAGCGACCAGTCTCAATGGTAGTATTTTCATCGTCAAATATTCCGACGCTACCAGTTTTGTCCAAAATTTCAACTCGTGACCATCCTGTTCCTCGCTTAATTGATTTTACCATACCCATAAAAATATATGACCCCTTTTCCTCAAAGTCAACTATATCTTGAATAAATGCATAATAGTGAGAGGGTATTGTAATATTAAACTCTGGAAGATTTAAGTATTCATATAAGTTCTCTTTAATTTCTTTATCATTTCTAGGATTATCATTAAATGTTGCAGCACCAATCACTCTTAGTGCTTGAAGTGCACGACTGTTTACTCCGTTCCCTTTTGTAAATGTAAATTCCTCAAGTTCTTTGTACGAATTAAATGGTCGTGCTGATATGTATCTTTCACCAATTTTGTCAGATATGAACTTAATAGCACTGAGTCCAAACCGAATGCCTTTACCCTCAATTTTAAAATCAATATCCGAATCGTTAATGTGAGGTAACTTAACGCTAATACCCATTCTTTTTGCTTCAATAAGATATTCAGTTCTTGCATCTTTATCCTTTTCATTCTTTAGCACTGAGTACATGAACTCAAGTGGGTAATAATACTTTAGCCATGCTGTCCAGTATGATAGCGTTGAGTATGCTACTGCGTGAGACTTATTAAATGAGTACCCTGCGTGAGCCTCAAAGTCATGCCACAAATCACGAGCAGCATTTGGAGCAATAAACCTAGATGCTCCCTCTACGAACTTCTCTTTAAACTGATCAAATTCTTTAGCATCTTTTTTCTTTCCAATGATTTTTCTAACTTTGTCTGCTTCCGACATGGACATACCGCCAAGGTGTACGCATGCTTGCATAACTTGTTCCTGGTAAAGAATACAGCCATAAGTGTCCTCCGTAAATTCCTTTAGTACTTGGTGTGTATAGGATATATTTTGACGACCATGCTTACGATCAACATAGTCCTTTCCAATAGTATTCATCGCACCTGGACGAACAAGAGCATTTGATGCTGCTAGTTCGTTTAAGTTCTTAACGCCCATCTTGACAAGAAGGTTTGTGTATGGTGCTGCTTCACACTGAAACACTCCTTTTGTGTGGCCATCAGAAAGCATTTGATAAACATTTGCATCGTCCATCTTGATTTTAAGAAGGTCAATCTTTTTACCATCTCGCTCTTTAATTATGTCAATCGTATTCTTAAGAACAGATAAAGTTTTAAGACCTAAAGCATCGATCTTGATTAAACCAATTCTTTCAGCCTCTTCCATGTCAACACCAACAACAGGTATTCTTTCATCTGATCCAGTAGAAGATCTAGTTTCTAGTGGTGCGTACCTAAAGATTGGTTCTTTTGCAGTTACAACACCAGCAGCATGGATTCCCGTTCCACGAATTCGACCACGAAGTTGTTCTCCGTAAATCTCTACCTCTGGGTACTTCTCACGAAACTCTCTGGTAGATTTTGAACTACAGAAATCATCCCATGAGTCTACAGTCTTTAGAACCTTGTTGACATCCGATAGTGGAATATTTAGTACTCGTGAAACATCTCTAACGATTCCTTTACCAGTAAACTCAAGGAAGGTAGCAATAGATGCAACATGTCGATACTGTCTAACTAAATAGTCTTTAACTTCTTCACGACGAGTATCTTGAATATCTGTATCAATATCTGGAAAGTCATTACGCTCTGGATTAATAAAACGGAAGAACAAAAGTTTATGCTCAATAGGATCAATATCTGTAATCTTTAATGCATAACAAACAAGAGAACCAGCAGAAGAACCTCTACCTGGCCCAACCATAATTTCTTCTTTCTTTGCCCAGTTAATCATGTTACTTACAACAAGAAAGTATGGAGCAAATTTCTTATCCTTAATAATTTGCAACTCTTCTTCAAGTCTGTCAAGGTATTCTTGGTTTTCTGACAAACCACGCTCTACCAAACCTTCTAATGCAACCTTAGCAAGTTCTTTGTCAGGGCTTTTATACTGTACTGGTAGAAGGTTTAATCCTTCTTGAATTCCGTAGTCTCCTACTGTATCTGCTAGTAGCAGTGTGTTTGAGTAGATGTCTGGTCTATCTATACCCTGCGATTCCATCGCTGCTTTAATCTCTTCATATGAGAGCAGGTGGATATCAAACTTATTAAATGTTATCTGACGATCTTCGCCATAGAGGTAGTCAAGGCGTTCCATCATGCTGCCCTTTTTCTTTGACTTCTCGTATGTTGCATCTTTTACAAACTTGCCGTGTGTATTCATAAGCAACTTAAACTCTTGAACTTCTTTTTGAGATGAGTCGACATGGTGGCAATCTGGTGTTACAACAACCTTAATCCCAAACTCGTCAGCAAGTTCTATAAGATACTTATTGATGTGGGCTTCGTTATGAGGCATGACTTCAATATAGTAGTCATCTTCAAACCGTTCTTTAAACCAAGAGATATATTTCTTAGCAAGAGCAAACTCTTCTTCTTCTAATGCTTTTACGAGTACGCTACTTGGACAAGCAGAGGTAACTATAATTCCTTCTTTATACTTTTCTAAAATAGTAAAATCAAATCGTGGCTTCTTAAAGAAACCATCTGTCCATGACAGTTCACTAATCTTGTTAAGGTTTTCTAAACCAATTTGATTCTTGGCTAGAAGGATAATGTGGTTATAGACAAGATCTTGTTGACCTTCTCTTTCAGACTTATCTCGTGTATCAGATATGTCTGCACACATGTATCCTTCTAGACCTAGAATTGGTTTAATGCCCTTTGCTTTTGCAATACGGTGCAGTTCCCTATGCCCAGATAAAGTACCGTGGTCAGTGATGGCAATTGCTGGCATCCCTAACTCAACTGCACGGTTCACGTATTCTTCTGGAGTA